TGAAGCGTTTTACTTGATAACACTGCCGTTTGTCAAAGAAGTGTTTTGTTTTGACACCCGTGGGCAGTTACAAGATGGATCGTTTCGAGTCACCACATGGGACTCAATCGAGCCTTCAGCATTGCTCTCAAGGCGTAATGGCGATCTGCTGTTGGGCAAGACAAGTTATATCGCCAAGTACACAGGCGCACAAGATGACACTTCGGCTTATCGTTTGCTTTATTACACCAACCACGCTGATCTAGGCAATGCCAATGTCACCTCGTTGCTCAAGCGGCTAAAAGTGGTCGTAATCGGAGGCACAAACCAATTTGTCACGATGAAGTGGGGCTTTGACTTCAGCACCAACTATCTTGCAACTAACGCGCAAATACCAACACAAACGGTTTCTGAGTACGGAATTGCTGAGTACGGCGCGAATGCCACAGTGGTGGCTCAATACGCCAACGGCGTGGCTTTGCAGACTTTAAGCGTGTCTGCCTCTGGTAGCGGTAAAATCGTGCAAACGGGTTATGAGTCAAACATCAATGGTTCGGCGCTGTCTATTCAGCGGATTGAAATCCAAAGCAAAGACGGGAAAACAGTATGAGTAACTATACACAGAGCACTAACTTCGCCACTAAAGATGCGTTAACTTCTGGCGACCCGCTGAAGATCGTTAAGGGCACGGAGATCAACACTGAGTTTGTGAACATTTCGGTGGCTATTGCAACCAAGGCTGACTTGGTTAGCCCTACTTTTACGGGTACGCCGGCAGCGCCTACTGCCACTTTGGGGACTAGCACTACTCAGCTTTCAACCACTGCATTTGTGCAAGCAGCACTTGCAACCTTGCATCCTGTTGGCTCAATCTACATTAACGCTACAAATAGCACAAATCCTGGCACTCTGTTGGGATTTGGCACTTGGACGGCCTTTGGAGCTGGCCGAGTTATGGTTGGCTTTGATTCTGGCAACGCTTTGTTTGATGCGGCTGAAGAAACAGGCGGTGCTGCGGATGCGACATTGCCAACGCACACACACACCGCCACCGTAACTGATCCCGGACACGCGCATGGGACTGAAACTGTTATTAATGTAGCCCTCGCTGGTGCTGGCTCAACAACTGTGCTGACTACAAATGGCGCGGGAGGGACGCAAAATGTGGATTCTGCATTTACAGGTATCACAGTAGCAAACGCATCCGCTGGCACAAGCGGCACAAACGCCAACTACCAGCCGTACATTACCGTTTATATGTGGAAGCGCACTGCATGATCACGCACCACTTCAGCGATGGTCTATATGCCAAAGAAACCGCATTTGCGGCTGGCACAGCCATCCTGAAGCATACGCATAACTTCAGCCACTTGTCGATTCTTGCTAAGGGCAAGGTTGCGGTTTTGCGAGGCACAGAGATTGACATTGTTGATGCCCCAGCTTGCATTGAAATTAAGGCTGGAATGACGCATGGCGTCAAGGCTGTCACTGATTGCGTTTGGTTTTGTATTCACGCCACTGACGAGAAAGACCCGTCTAAAGTGGACGAAATTTTGATTAAAGGGGAATAATATGCCTATGGCTGCCGCTGCAATTATGGGGGGTTCATCGCTACTTGGCGGTTTGCTAGGCGGTAGGTCTGCTGAACGCGCAGCCCGTGCACAAGCCGACGCGCAAATGAAAGCAGCGCAGCTTGCGGCTGAAGAAGCGCGTTTCCGTCCCGTAGGCATTACGACACGCTTTGGTCAGTCGCAGTTTCAGACTGGGCCTGATGGTCGTGTTTCTGGTGCTAGCTACACACTAGACCCCGCCCTTCGTGCCTATCAAGATCGGTTTATGGGCTTGGCTGGTGGCGGCTTGTCTCAAGCTGAGATGGCACAGCAGCAGTTTGCTCCTTTGCAACAGGGCGCTCAAGGTCTGTTTGGCCTTGGTCAGCAGTATCTAGCTCAGTCGCCGCAACAAGCAGCCCAGCAGTACATAGCTGGTCAACAAGAGTTGCTAGCCCCTAGTCGTGAGCGTGAGATGGCGCAGCTTCAGAACCGCTTGTTTAACACTGGCCGAGGTGGTCTGTCTGTTGGCGCTACTAGCGCTCGTCCTAGTGGCGCGGCAGGACTGGGTGCAGCTAGCCCAGAACTAGAAGCCTACTACAACGCCATTGCCCAACAGGATGCTCAACTGGCCGCTGGCGCACAACAAGCCGGTATGGATCAGGCTAGGTTTGGTGCTGGTTTGCTTGGCACTGCTGGCAATCTGTTGACGCAAGGCTATCAAGGCCAGGCAGCAGCTCTTGGCCCATACGAGGCTTATCTGGCGCAAATGCAAAAACTTGAGGCTCTTGGTCAGCAGCCGCTTGATCTGGGCATTAATATTGGCGCTAAGGGGCAGAGTACTGGCGCGGCGCAAGCGTTGTTAAGTGGTGGAATGGCTGCGGCGCAAACAAGGGGCGCGGCCGATGCCTACAATCCGTTTGCTACCGCGCTGACACAAGCTGGTCAGAATCCAGCGTTTGGCCGAGGCGTGAGTAACCTGTTTGGTGGTTATAACGCTAGTGCTGACATTGCTGCCAACCCTGCTGGTAACCCATACGCAACGGGTGAATATTCAAACCCAGGTTATTGGACTTAAGGACTAAATCATGGCTGAAATCGTTCAATCCCTTTTTGGTGTGACGCCTGAGTCATACCAGCAAGCACAGCAAGCCCGTATGGACTTGCAAGCGTTGCAGTACGCCAAGCTCGACCCTTTCCAGCAAGCCAACTACGCCATTGGGCGTGGTGCTTCTGGCTTGGCGGTGCTATTGGCGGCGCTCTGGGTGGGCAAGACCCTGAGTTGCAGCGCATCACAATGCGCCAGCAGATAGCGGGGCAGATCGACTTTAGTGACGATGAGTCTATGAAACGCGGCATTGCAGCGTTAGCGCAGAGCGATCCTCAAGGCGCAATGCAGTTGCAGCAAGTCCTTGTGAGCCAACAGGCCAAACGAGCTTCTATCGGCAAAGATGAGGCAGCGGCAAGGGCTTCTGACGCCGCTGCCACACGCGACCGCACAAAAGCGCCGCCAGCTATTGACAAAGACATTCAAATAGCAGAGGAAATTTCAAGTTTGCAAGAACGGATATTTCAGTTTCAAAATTTACCCGCAAGCCCAGAACGCGATCAAGCATTGCGTCTTGCATCTATTAAACTTCAAGAATTGCAGCGCTTGTCAACTAAAGCTGGCGAAAAACCGGTAGCCCCAAACATTAAAGAAGTCGGAACTGCCGTAGCGTCGGGTAAAGCTGTATATACCTATCAAACAGCCGATGGAGTGCAGCAAATTACATTTGAAACAGATGCTGATGGTAAACAGGTTATGAAGCCGTATGTCGGCCCTGTAGATCGCACGACTGCTAAGATTGACGCGAGAGCACCAGGAGCGCCTGTAAAGCCCAAAGACTGGATGGACTTTACTATAAACGTATTGAGTAAAGACCCAGTAATGAATCGTACATCAACGATTCTTTCTGATGCGCCTAGCGCTATCGAAATCATTCGTTCCTCTACAACAAATGACATCTCTGCCGCTGCCTTGCCTGGAGCTTTGGCGCGCTTGACAGGCGAAGGCAAAAACATGTCTAACCAAGACGTGGCTCGTTTTGCACGAACCGGCGGTCTTGATGATCGTTTAGCTCAAGATGCGGTTAAGTTTTTTGCTGGAACAGCGACCTCGGTCAAAAAAGACCAAGCCGAGAAATTTGCCACAGCGCTTTACCGTGGCGCGTTAATTGAGCGCCGTAAAAAACTTATGGATGAGTCTGAACAATACGGCTATTTGGACTCGCCAAACTATAAGACTGCGCTGCGTCAAATTGACGATCAACTTAGTCAATTTAAGTTGAAGACAAAAGGAGGCGCTGAAAAGCCCTCTGCACCAGCTACTAAAACTGGCGTTCCATTAATTGACAAGTACATCTCTCCTGACTTGGAGAAAAAATAATGGCTACCTACGAACAGGTCATGGAAGCGCTGCGTCTAGCAGACGCGGCTGGGAATGAGGACGATGCGCGCCAGCTAGCCGCAATGGCTATTAGACTGCGGCCTCAAGACACACTTGGCGAGCTTGGGCTTAAAACCGCGCCCACCCCAGCTACCAGTACGGGCCAATACTTGATGGAGAGCGCAAAACGGGGGCTGTCTTCACTTCCAGCAAGATTAGGCGCGGGTAGCGCGCAACAAACCGGAACGTTTGCTGGCGCGTTTCCAACGCAACCAGAGTTGGAAGAATTTACAACGCCTAATATCCAACGACGCATGGGCGTTGATGTTGATTTGCGCCCCACTACGCAAACACAAAAATATGCTGGCGCTGCTGTAGAGGCAATGACAGACCCGCTTAATTTACTTGGGCTTCCAGTAACTGGGCCAGCTCGCGCCGCGCTGTTTACTGGCGCTGGTGTGGCTGGCGCTGGCGGCGAGTTTGGCGGGGAAGTAGGTGGGCAAGTTGCCGGAGTTCCAGGACAAATTACGGGTGGCATTTTGTTTGCGCTGTTGTCAGGTGCTGGCGGGGTTAAAGGTGCGGAAGCTCTTTTCAGCAAGACAAAAGGTGTCAACCTAAAAGATTTTAAGGTAGAGGATTTGGCCGGAGTTGAAGGTAATTCAGTAGCAAAGGACTTGATTGATAAAGCGTTGGCAGCAGACCCTGGACTCAATGCGCGGCTACAAGACATCAAGAAAA